CTCCTAAACCAGACCCAATGTATAGATGAGCGAGGTTATAGTTGATACAAGAGAGCCCAAGCATGTATATGAAATAGCAGTTCAAACTCTTAAGGATATTGAGGTCAGGCGAAGCAAACTTGAGGTGGGGGATATTCAATTCGAGGATATCATAATTGAGAGAAAGACTCCATCTGATTTCATCACCTCAGCAAGACGTCCCTCATTCTGGACAAATTTATATGTAATGAAAACTAATTATGCTCATCCCTTCTTACTTCTTGATGGTGATGAATTCAGTTGGAGAGAGGTAATCTCACGACGAGGTATAACAAATTCAATGGTGGAGGGCTCTAAGATTTCGGTTATGATGATGGGTATTCCTATCGTTGAGTTCGCAAAGCTGAATAGTGCATTCAAATATCTCGCTATGATGATAGAAAAGAAACAGAAAGTCTCACCGCCAAGAACAGCGGACTTGAAAGTATCCAAAAGCAATGCCAATCTTCATTCATTACGCGTTGCATGTTTGATGTGTGTTCCTCGTATCGGTAATGTTACAGCTGAAAACCTCCTAAAGGAATCCAAGAGCCTCATAAAAGTCATAGAAGAGTCAAAAGAGGCGGATACTCCTGTCAAAAAACGCATCCATGATTTCTTTTATGGGGAAGATGATAGAGCTGGAATTTCCAAAAGATAAAATCAGACATTATGTCATTCACGGAGATTGTCGTAAAATACTTCCTTTATTACCTAATGACTTCGTAGATTTAATTCTAACTGATCCACCCTTTAACATCTCACAAGAGACAACTCTCAACATGGATAATCGGAAGTATTCATTAGATTTTGGTCAATGGGATAAGAATGAGATATTCCCAGAGGACTGGATTCCGTTTGCATTATCATTACTGAAAGAACAAAGCGGTGTCCTCATAACATTTACGGGTAAGCGATTAGCTGAGCGAACAATGCAGGTAATAGAGGAGGAAGGGAGTCATATTCGTAATATAGGAGTCTGGATTTCTCCTTCTTATCTTCCAATGTTTAGAAGTAACGTTTGGTGTAACGCATCGGTGTGCTTTATAATTGCAACTCGTCAGAGGGGAAACAAGCATCATTTTAATAAATCTCTTAGGGAACACCCAGATTATATTATTGCACCACCTTCTTCTGGAGACGAACGAAGAAGGTATAACCATCCTACTCTCAAGCCTCGCAAGGTGATAAGAGAACTCATGGAATATTGGAGCTTTCCCGGTGATATAGTGTTAGACCCGTTTGCGGGGATGTTCACTACGAATGTGGTAGCAGAATCTCTTGGAAGGAGCTCAATAGCGATAGAGAAAGATTTGACTTATTATAAATTGGGATTGAAAAGATTAAAGGAAGAAACGAAGAAGGGAAAATTGTTTACCAATTCGGGTGAGGTGAAAGAGATTAAATGCTAAAGAGGATATTTTCGCTTTCAAAGTATTTAATGCCAAGAAAAACAAAAGAGTATCTCCAATCAATTCAAGATTTGGTCTTGATAATTGAGAATAGTATAGATGCTCTTGAATACTTGGGAGAAGATGAGCATCCATTGAAGACAGCTAAGAAAATTAAGGGATTGGAAGAACAAGCGGATAAAATAGTTCACGATTTGAATGTGATGCTTCTTTATGACCACACGAGAATAACAGAGGAGAAAGGTGATATTCAGATATTCCTATATAATCTTGATAACATTATTGATAATGTAGAAGGTGCCGCGTGGAGGATAGCGAACATAGAACCTAACGTAATTGCATTACAAATAAGAAATGAGTTTGTGCCTCTCTTTCAATTAGCTATCGGTGATATTTTCTCTTCGGTCAACCTCCTTTTTGATGTCTTAGAGAATCAAGAGGAACTCAGTAAATACATCGAAGGTATTAATTACTGTGAAAATAGAGGAGATGAGCTATACAGAGATTGGCTTCTTCGTTTAGTCAGACGGAACTTCAGAGACGAGGGTGAGCGATTGCTTCTCTTAGAGATACTTGAGAGATTGGAGCGGGTCTTAGACTCAGCTGAGGACGTTGCTGATAATTTAGGAACATTCGTTGTAAAGGGTGGAATATAATATTTAGAATTCTATAAACAAAGATTAAATTAGATTTGAAGTAAATGATAGAAAAAGAATATGAACAAAGATTGACTTACGATGCCTTTCCCCCAATCAGTATAAAAATTTCTGTTTATGTTCAAGGAGAGAAATCGGAAGAAGAAAAGAGGGAAATATCTACACCCTTAAATAATCTTGATCAGGATATCAAGAAGTTTCTTCATGCTTGGTCTAAGAATTCTAAAAATTCTAAAATATGAATTATGGGCTGTTCTACTATCTTCCTCACGGCTATTATCGAAGGATAGCAAAAGCAGACCTTAAACAATTCCCAGTCTATTCGTCTTCTGAAATCACGTTATACCTAATGAAAAAAGAACCTCTTTACGGAAGCATCAGCATGTTTCAAGATAGGCGAGCATTCCCCCTGTATCTCTTTTATGATTTCGATTGCGAAAAGAATACAGCAGAACGGGAGATAAGGAAGCTTGAAGATTTTGCTAAACACCACAATCTCTCATTTACCATAGCAGAACCAAAAAGAGGCTATCATTTCTATATTCATCTTTCACCTATTGCGATGGATTCTAATGTATTCCGATGTATTTCTGATTATGTCATAGATTCTGTTGGCATTGAGCATTATGACGATATCACCGATGGCATAGTAAATGGCTTGGCACGTCTTCCAGGGAGTTATTATCCAGAATTAAATCGCCGAGTAAGAATCGTAAGACAGAGATTAACCAAGTTTGTGAATCCGTTTGATTTGCTTAATGGAGAAGAGATTCACGTGTTTCATTCTATTCCTCAAGATATTCCTCAAGAACTCTATCGTCCCTGCATTGAATATTTCATTAGGGAAAGACATCCATCACAGTTCATAAGGTTTGGATGGGCAGCATTAAGAATAGCTCAGGGCAAGAGCGATACAGAGATAATTGAAGAGGCGAAGAGTTATGGTTGGGAGGATTGGAATGAGGAGATGACAGCATATCAAATCAATCAGATTAGAAGTAAGAAGTATAAAATCCCGTCGTGTGGAACTATCAGGAAGCAAGGATATTGCGTTCCAAAGCTGTGTAAGTGGAGGAAACACAAATGTTAGAGTGTCCAGTTTGTGGTTCGGAATTGGTAAGATTGGACTGTGGCTATTTTTATTGTCCATTTTGTTATGGTCTCTACTTCATTAAGATACCAGAACAGAAATGAAGCACACTATAATTTGTGGACACGTATTGGATGTCCTAAAGAAGTTGCCTGACGAAAGTGTAGATACTGTTATCACTTCTCCGCCTTATTGGGGCGGATTAAGAGATTATGGAGAGGAAACTTGCACAATTTGGGATGGAGACCCTACCTGCAAGCACGAATGGGTAGAATGTTCTCAAAAGTTTAGTAAGCCTCATCACGGTATAAGCTCAAACATACTTAAAATCGCGTCAGTTACAAAAGATGCAGAGAACAAAAGTTTCTCAAGTGGAGAATTTTGCAGGCGCTGTGGAGCGTGGCGAGGACAACTTGGGCATGAACCCTTCCTAAATTTATACATTGAACATTTATTAGAGATAATGCAAGAGGTAAAACGAGTCCTGAAGAAGACAGGCGTTATATTTTGGAATCAGGGAGATACCCATGCTTCAGGAGGAAAATCAAGGATGGGAGGATTAGGTAAAAGCAGTTATGAATATAGAAAGCACGCAGGCAGGTGTAGAACTAATGAGATTCCTTCTAAGTCATTATGTTTACAAAACGAACGATTTGTTATTAGATGTGTAGATAAATTAGGATTCAGGCTTCGGGATCGTATAATCTGGACGAAAAGGTTGTGGATTTCTAAGACTAATTCAACTATTGGCTCAAGTATGCCAACATCCGCGAAAGATAGATGTTCCTTTTCTTATGAACCCGTTTATGTTTTAACAAAGAGTCCTCGGTATTACTGGGACCAAAATGCAATTAGAACTCCTCTTAAAGCCGCAACGATAGAGCGAGTTAAACACGCATTCAATCCAGCGAAAGGAGATATTCAAGGCGCCATGAAACACACGGGAGCACAGCACTTTGCAGAACGAGTGAATCAGGGAGAATTGACTGGTGCTAATCGTCCTAACGTTTGGCAAATCAATCTCGAACCAACCTCTTGCCCGCACTACGCTCCCTTCCCTTCTTCTCTTGTTTCTTCATGTCTTCTCGCTGGATGTCCTCGATACGTTTGTAAGAAGTGTGGAAGACCAAAAATAAAGGAGTTTGAAACTATCCAATTAGAGCCTCGTGAGAATAAGCGTAATAAGAAACCAAGAGAGGACATGGGAGTGGTGATGCAAGAAGTTCCAGAAAAGGGATGGCTAACAGCTAAACGTTTTTTGGGCTGGAAGGGATGTGATTGTAACGCTGGATACGATAGTGGAGTCGTAATGGATATTTTCGCAGGAACAGGGACAGTGGGAGTTGTAGCCGAACAAATGGGTTTCAACAGCATTCAAATAGACTTAAACAAAGAATATTGTGAGATAGCATATCAGAGACTCAAGCCCTTAGTTGCACAGACGAAATTAGGAAGAGAACCTTCCGTGATAGAGAGGATAGGATTTTAGGAGCATATTTTCTAAAGATAAAATTTCAAATAAATAAGAAATAAAATCAATGAGGGATGATAAAATATGAAGAAACTGGATCCGTTGGCAAATTTAGATTTGGAATTGTGGATAAAAGATATACTCTATGAAAATGGTGTTGAGATTGAATTGGACAAGTCGTCACGAAGAGTTACAATGGATATGGATGACTTCTTACGTCTCTTAGAGGCTATTCGGGAGGCGAACGGTGAAGCATCAAAGCTCAGAGTTGTATCGAGAAATGTCATCACGAAACTTGAGGAATTGGCAGGAGACATTGATGAATTTGTTAAGTAGATAACACATGGTAAAGTACTATGCTAATGTTGCGGATCTGATTAGCAAGATTCGACTCTTCTGTCTTCTAAGTATAGATAGCTGGTTTGACAGGAAGGACACACTGGCAGATAGACGAGATCGTTTGGATTGTATATGGGTTCGTGTAGTCGGAGATAATGAAGAGACAGTGAAGTCTCGAGTAGAAACTTTAAAGTCTATTCATGGAATTCGTATTAGACGAGTCTGAAATGTTCAATGAGGAACTCCAAATTTTGAAAAAAGGTTTGATTCCTTTAGGTATAAAATGATGAAAACACGAGTTGATATTGAAATTTATGAAAGGTGGATAGCGAGATTTCGAGCGTTTTACGAAATAAACGAATATTACAGGAGAAAATCTATATGCGAAAAGTCGAAGAAAAATCTTTATGAACAAATTAGGCGTCATTTTAAACATCTCAACGATATGTATCTTGACGAGATTATTTGGGAAAAACGAGTGAAATTTAAATTGAAAGATAAAGAACATGATTTGCTAATAGAAAACAAAATTTACAATCGTTTGAATTCTAATGATCCGATATTTGAGGAAGATGATGAAAGACTTAAGCTCAATTCTTTATGAGATGCACATAAATAAGCGTCATGCAAATTTTCTACCAAAGCCTATATAAAACTATGTCCGAAATGAAATGTTTTGTTCTATGCTAAATATATGCAAATGAGAGAACTTCAAGATGACTGGAGAAACTGATTGGGATAAATTATATCGAAGGCTAATAAATAGTGAATATCATTATTTTCATACAGACCTTGGTGTCCTATTGCATGGTGATTGCTTGGAAGTCCTTAAGATGCTACCCAATGAAAGTGTTAACTTGGTGATTACTGATCCTCCTTACGGAATCAGTTTTCAGAGTAATTTTAGAAAAGAGAAATTCGATAGAATCAGAAATGATAATAATTTAGTTTGGGTCCCTTCTTTTATCTCTGAACTTTATAGGGTATTAAAGAATAATTCTTGCTTTTACTGTTTTACTCGATGGGATGTGTATCCTTATTGGTTTAATATCATTAAAGATTATTTTACTATTAAGAATTTATTAATAATAAAACGTAAACACGAAGGCTTAGGCGATTTAAAATATTCATTTGCACATGCTTATGAATCAGTTATATTCGCAATGAAAGGGAAACGAGCGTATAATAAGCTGAGAATTCTTCCCCTAAAACGAATTGATAGTCGTGCAAGAAATAAGACCGGCATCAGATATAGATTACCTGACCTAATTACATTCATAGATGCAAATGAATTCAATCTAAACATGCAACATCCAACACAGAAATCTCGTGATTTAATGAAATTGTTCGTCGAATATCACTCAAATGAAGAAGAAATTGTCCTTGACCCTTTTCTTGGGTCAGGTGTCACCGCAGTAGCTTGTGAAGAGCTGAATCGAAGATGGATAGGTATCGAGATAGTTAAACACTATTGTGATATAGCGCAAGAGATGATATTGGGTCGTGATAAATATCAAAAGACCTTGATGGAATATTAAAATGGAACTCGTGAATGCTTCCTTAATTGGTTCTCGTAAAAGAAGACCCTCCGTTAAGTTAAAATTTAGGGAAGGTCGTAGTGTAGCTTATTCAGTGCAAAAGGGAGAGTATCCTTATTTTTATGTAAAGCCAGATGAGGAAGTGAGGTTTCCTCACGTCTCACGGGAGAGTGGTTTTGTTTCCTATGACGATAAGCCATTAGATAAAATCTCTTTTGATTCAATAGAAGACCTTGAAAAGGGAAAACGAAATGTTAGTTTTAGCATGGAGTCTGACATTCCATATTTGACCCGTTACCTAATAGATTCAGGTTTAACATTTGGATTGAATAGAAGAATACTCTATTTTGATATCGAAGTGGAGAGAGGAAATGGTTCCCTTGATACTGAGCATGCTCCTCTCCCTATTACCGTAATTGATGCTTATGATAATTTCACTCAGTGGCATTATCCTTTCGTGTTACGTGATTACGCAATAGATGGTGTTAAAGCCTTCGTGTTTGACAACGATGAAGAGCTACTAAAGTCCTTCCTCTCGTTTTGTAAGACATTAGATTTCGATGTGATAATTGGATGGAATTCATCACGCTTCGATTTAATTTACATGCATAATCGTGCTAAAGACAAAAGCGTGTTTCGCAAATATCATGATGAGTTGACAATAGGAGAGAGCCAACCTCTTGACTTAATGAGAGCATATCGAGAATTTGGTGAACGAGGAGGGCGATATTTCCTCGACCACGTTGCTTATCTTGTGCTTGGAAAAAGAAAAGACCCTGCTCTGCCTGAACTCCTTCACTGTATAGAGGACGTGAGTCTCACAAAGGAAATAGACGAGAAGCTGAAGCTCTCTCAGTTAGTCTTCTCTTTCCAAAATCTTGTTCCTCTCAATACCATAGACATCATGAATAGGAGTAGCATTATAGAAGCGTATTTGCTAAAACGATATCACAATAAGTATGTGTTGCCCAATAAAGGACGAGTAAAGCATCAAAAATATAAGGGTGCATTAGTTCGAGAGCCTCAGAAAGGTTTGCATCGAGCCGTCACGGTGTTAGATTTTACCTCGCTCTACCCGTCCATAGTTATGCACTTTAATATCTCACCTGATAGGGACATAAGGAATCCAGGCATTCTTACTGAGACTATTCGGGAACTATTTGAAAGAAGGCTTGAATATAAGAAATTATACAAAGAGCGAGGAGACACTCAGAGTCAAATATGGAACACCTCGTATAAGTTCCTGCTCAATGCTTGCATAGGCATACTTGGGTATTCAAAGTCGAGATTTTATAACAGGAAGCTGGCAGCTGAGGTTACTGCTTATGAGAGGAAGCTACTAACTTACATCTGGAAACGAGTAGAAGACAGAGGCATTCCTATATTAGCTGGGGATACTGATGCCCTAATGATAATTCACCCGGAGCCCATAAAGATTATGAATGAACTAAATGAGGAATTACACAAAACATGGGGGGAAGAGTTTAATCTCGATATAGATAAGGAATTTGACGTTCTATTTCTTTACGATAAAAAGAAGAACTATTTCGGGATTACAAAAGATGGCAAGTTAAAAATAACAGGAACAGTGGTGAATAGAACATCGTGTCCCATGTATATCAGGAATGCTCTCATGTCAGCTTACGAGTATATACTCAAGAATGAATGGAAAGAATTGCGAGAGCTAAAGTCTCGAGTGCAGGAAGAGATAAAGAAGCAAAACATAATGGATATAGCAGAATGGATTCGCCTCTCTTCGGTTTCGCCTAAAGTGCAAACTTCTCATCTCAAGGCTGCAAAGAATAGACTACGATTGTATCGGATACCGTATTATGCTGGCGAGAAGCTTCCTATTGTCCCAACCAAAGATAACTCTATCGGTTCTTTGGCTGTTCACGAGGATATAATTGATAACCTTCCCGAAATAGATTATAGAAGTATCCTAAATAAATGGTTTTATGCTCCTCTAAAAGAGATAGAGGATATATTATCCCAAACTGACCTGAATAAATATATTGGAGGAGAAGAATGAGTCGTGTGGTATTAAATGGAGATTGGCATATAGGTCAAGGCGAGATTTCACCAGAGCAAATAAGAGAAATAGTCAAAACGCACTGGCGAGGAGCTAAGGTTGTTCTCATGGGTGATTTGATAGATGCTGGTCTTGCTAATGGGATGCAATTCGAGAATGAGTTACAGCCCCAAGCCCAATTACGCTGGATAAGGACAATCGCAAAGGAAATCAATGTGGTCGCTTATTGTTTAGGCAATCACGAATATAGAATATTCAATCAGGTAGGTCTTAATGTCTATGAGGAATATTTAGGGAAACCTTCACATGAAATAACAATTGATGGAGTAAAATTCTATTTCGCTCACGGACGTAGCACAGCAATGGATATTTGGGGTGAACATAGGAAG